TTTTAATTGGAACTTCTTCTGCCTTGTAACCACGCTGAATAAAAGCTGATATGGGTAAACGATAAAAGACAGCACCGTTTTCCATGATGGCATGGAAGAGAATTGGTCTACCAGTGATTGAGGCAATGCCGAAGATAATACAGTCTTCAACTTCGCCGTAATGTTTTTTAAGGTCATATAAATACTCCTTTTTTATTTGCGCGTATTGTACAGGAATATTTGCATTTAAGTAAGACATATTTTAACCTCATTTTATACTTCCCCAATTAAGGCCAGACTCATAGTCAACCTTATTAGGAACTTCTAAATTAACAGCATTTTCCATAATCTCAACAATTTTATCTGCGTTACCATCAACAGATATGTCTAATTCATCATGAACTTGTATGTGTGGTATAATTCCTTCTTTATATAATTCTATCATAGCTTTTTTTGTCATGTCAGCTGCTGATCCTTGTATTAATTTGTTTAATGCTTTGTATGTGTAAGCTCTTTTAATCCCTGGTCCGTGTTCCTTGAGCGCTGCATCATGTGGCAATGCCTTATGAATACCAAACTGATTTGGTTCCCATAAATGAAACCGACACAACCTTCCAAGTAACGTTCTAATTTTACCAGAGTCCTGTGCTCTTTGCATAACATTGTCCATCAATTGTTTTACAAATGGAACTTTGTTGTGATACTGTTTAAATAAATCATTAGCTTTATCTTTACTAATACCAAGTTCAGCTTGTAATTTATTTTTACCCATACCATAGAACAGACCAAGGTTTATTGTCTTGGCCTGTGATCTAGGTATCTCTGCCATCTCAGCTACAATACTATGAAAATCCGCATCACCTTCGTGATACGCATCTAATACTTCGCCGGCTCCATAAAGATTCTGTAAAGCCGCATAATGCACTACCAACCTAGGCTCTTGCTGAGAATAGTCAAAACAACCCCATGTATGGCCTTCCTCGGGTATAAATAATGACCTAATCCGTGGTCCAAGGTCTTTGTTCCTAGCTGGTATTTGCTGTAAATTTGGGTTTGAGTAACTAAATCTACCTGTTACTGTTCCACCGTTATCTGATCTAAGCTGATTAATTTCAGCATGAATTCTTCCTTTATGGTTATGTTTTAATATGGTATCAATAAATGTGGTATGGGCCTTGTTGATTTCACGGGCCTGGGCAATTAGTTTCACAAGTGGGTGGGGGTGATTCTGCAAAAAATTTTTAGTAAAGGAAGGAGCAGATGTTTTCTCAGTTTTATCGTAGTCTAATTTTAATTTATCAAAAACTTGTGCAATTGATCTTGCAGCCCATATTTGAGTGTCTATTCCTGTTTCTGTTTTTATTTTTTGGATTAACTTATCTTCTTGTAATGATAGCTCTTTCTTTAATGTATGAGCTGCTTGAACGTCTACGCGCACGCCTTTAAATCTCATATCAACTAAACAAGGAAACAGTTCTGTTTCCATATCCATAATAGAATTTATATCTTGATGATCTATTTCTTTTTTAAGTTCTTGCCAAAGTCCTAAAGTTATCTCTGCATCTTTTTCTGCGTATGCGCCAACATAAATGGCAGGTAGTTTATACATTTCTGCCTTGGCGTCAACACCCCAATCTTTTGCAGCTTGATATAAATCTGTTTCATTTTTTCCTTTTCCAGTGTATCGTTTAGCACAATTGTTTAAGTCATAACGCATTTGATTTTCATCAACTAAGGCCGATGCAATCATCGTGTCAACAATTTTACCGTTAATACTTAAACCGAGCGCTCTAATCCAACAAACGTCATACATGGCGTTATGGAATATTTTTATAGCAGGTAGGTTTAGTACGTCTTGGAACCATTTTAAAACTTTTTTACGATCCATGTTACCACCACCTTCATGTGCTATTGGATAATAACCAGACCAACCTGGCACTGCAACAGCAACACCTACAACATCGCCATTACCAACAACAGAACCAGATCCCATTTTAATTAGGTCTGTGTCTTTTGTTTCTAAATCAATTGCTATTTCGTTGTGTTTGGATAAATCTGGAAAAGATTCTGGTGGTAGCCATTCTGTTTGTGGTTTAAATATCGGTATTTGCATTTGTTATTCCCCATGAGTTTGGTTTTTCTTTTTTTATTTCTTTTGGTTTTTCTGGATAGTCTCTATCGATTGCCATATCAATGTAATGTTTAGCTTTAAGTAAGTCTTCTTTCTGGTTTTTCTGTTTGTGACGACACAAATATTTTATAGCGTTTCCCTCTGCAAAGGGCAAGTTGTTTTTGTTTATAAACTCTGATGGCTGTATGACCATAGATTTGTAGTGAGTTCCACCTACTTGTTTTTTATATATGTCGCTCATAGCATGTATCCTTTTTCATATTTTTTTGGTTCTATTATGTGTAAATTTTCTTTTGTTCTAGTTGCACCAACATAAAATAATCTATTTTCATCATCTGGATCTCTTTCGTAACCTTTCATAGTATTTTGTGTTAAGTCAGTTAGTAACACAACATTTTGTGATTCACCACCTTTAGCTCCGTGTATCGTAGATAATTCTATACGTGGTGCTTCATTTAATTTTTCTCCGTTAACTCTCATTTTTCTCAAGTAATTTACTTTAGTTTGTCCCGCATCATCAAATGCTTCGTACCAAACTGTTTTAACTTGAAGGCCGTAATCTCTTACAAGTTGGTCTATTCCATAAAAAGATTCTTTAACCATACCTTTTATTTTTTTCTTGTGCCAATGTTTAGGTCCCATGTATTTAGCTATATTTTCTATTTGTTTAAAATTTACCAACTGTCCTTGTCTTAAATGTTCCCAATTTGTAGCTGCTTCGTGTAAATCTTTTTCTGTGCCTCTTCTATATTTAGATGTGTAGTAAAGTCCACGTTGATACAAAGATTCTTCTATATCTTTTAATAAATGTTTAGTTCTAGCTAACACTAACCATTCACCATTTGACATGTCAATTGTGTCAGCATTATAATGTCTATGTAAACTACCTTGTACAGTTTTTGGTTGCCATGTTTTATCTATTCTATTTCTAATTCTATTAATTATATTCATTGCTACACCGTGTACTTTAGCCGGTATTCTAAATGATTGTGTTAGTGGTAGGTATTGTCCTTTCAAAGCTATAAAAGAATCTACATCTGCACCAGCCCATTTGTATATTGCTTGATCATCATCACCTGCGATAAAAGAATCTTCAGTTTTATTCCAAATAGTTCTTGCCATATCCCATTGCATTAATGATAGATCTTGTGCTTCATCAATAAATACTACATCAAACTTTGGTGACTTGTCAGACTTTGTAAACTCTGTAATCATGTCATTGAAATCTATTAAGTTATATTCTTTTTTGTATCTTCTTAATTCATTGTCTATAATTTTTAAGGTGCTTCGTTCTAAATCTTGTGTATGTTCGTGTAAATCAAACTGTTGTTCAGGTGTAATGTTTCTAAGTTGTGCTAGTTGTATAATACGTAAATACTCACTGTCAGAATTAAATGCACTACCTTGATCTTCTTGATAGTCTGCATAAGTTACAGGAAAACCTAATTTTTTACCTAAATCTCTGTAATGTCTTTGTTGCATAACTTGATCTCTTTTTATTCCAAGTTTTCTAAATGCTAGTGAGTGTAAAGTTCTAAAATATGGTAGGTCATCTTCTGTAAGATTAAATTTTTTTATTGCTCTGTCTCTTGCTTCGTATGCAGCTTTTTGTGTAAATGCAAAGTATCCAACTTTATCTGGATCTGTATTTTTTAAATAGTCATCTACTTTATTTAACAACGTAGTTGTTTTTCCTGTGCCTGGTGGTCCTAATACAATCGTTCTCATTTTTGATATGTTTTCTTTTTATGACAAGGGACACACAACAATTGTAAATTACAATTTTTTAAATGATATTCTACCCAAGAATCTTTTATTGTAGAATCTACAAAATACCATAAATCTTCGTAAGATTTTTTGTCTACGCTATGAAGCACGTATTCTTTGTCGTAATTGTTAAAAAAATTATTAAATAAAGTTATAAATGTTGGATTATTGTGATCTACCTCCGCATCAAGTCCATGTATTTCAATTCCGCATTTATTACAATTTGGTTTTACACTACTTCTAAAAGTTTTTTTATGTATTTCAACAGCATCTCTAGCTGCTTGTTTTACTCTATGTATTTTATCTCCATCCATTAACACACCCGAACCAAAACAAGTAAATATCCAATGTGCAGCTACAGGAACTGTTTCACCACAATGAGAAACATCAAATTCACAATTTTTAATTTTAGGTTTGTCTTTTTGATGTACCCATAAACATATTCCACCTTTACTATCATAACCAAAAGACCAGTTATCTACCCCTGCTCCTATTTTTCTTTTATAATAATTTTCATCCTTACATAAAAAATAATCTTTAAATAATTGATCCATTGCATTTTTAGTAATTGCAGTTGTTTCATCTAATTTTTTTCCAAGAGGAACTTGATCTCTTAATAATTGATAATGTTTATATGCTTCTTTTTTTGTTCTAAAATCTTTACCTAATACATTTTGATATTTCAAAACGGAGCCTA